ATGGTCTGGCTGTTCGACACCGAGCAATTTGAGGATGGCCTGGCGCTGGCTGACTTTGCGATCGAGCAGGGGCAAGAGATGCCCGAGCGGTTCAAGCGCCGTGATGTGCAGACCTTCGTCGCGGACGCCGTGATCGACTGGGCTTATGCCGAATACAACGCGCAGCGCAGCCCGGAGCCGTACCTGTCCAATCTGCTGCCACGTGTCGACGGTGAATGGGAGCTGACCGAACAGATCCCGAGCAAGTACCACAAGTTAATCGGCATGCGCGCCATGGAGGCCGAGCAGTGGGAAACCGCGCTCCAGCACCTGGAACGTTCCACCGAGCTGTACGCGAAAGCTGGCAATGAAACGCGCATTGCGAAGTGCCGCAAGGCGATCGCAAAACAAACACCCGCCGTGACCGGCGCCCAATAACCGACTACCCCCCCCAGCGGGGAACTGTGGACGTGTGTCTGCCATTCAGGGCTAGCCCCACGAAAAACAGTCTCCCCGCCCTATTCGAGCGGTCAGCAATGAGCTTTTCCGGGAAACCCACCACCTTTGTGGAACAGATCATCGAGAACGACGGCTTCTGGCCGGATCTCTCCGTGTCTGAGTTTCAGAAAGGCTATCGCCTGCCGGCGGAGTTCCTGGGCGACTTGCTGACCGACGCGCTGAGCATCGCCATGGCTGAGGTCAACGACGACCTGGCCACGCTCAAATCCAGCTGGCTCACGGCGGGCATTGCGACGGTGGAAAAGGCCGATCCGATGCTGCTGCCGGAGCGTGCCTGGAAAGCGAAGTTGTACAAACGCGCCGTTTATTGCCGTGCGAAGGCCAGCGCGCTGCAGCAGTTCGCCACCGTGACCCGCCGCGAAAGCGCGGAAAACACCGGAAAGGAAGCACCAGAGCGTGAGGATACGTTTCTAGCCTTCAGTCAGTCCGCTGTACGCGCCCTGCAGGGCCGTGGCCGCATCACGGCGAAGTTGCTATGACCAAGCTGCAGACGCTGACCGCGTATCTGTTGGAACGCCGCCTGGTTGAGCCTGAACAACTCGACAGTTTCACCGAGCAGGTGAAGCTTGCACTGATCTGGAAACCCGACGTCGACGGGATGCACCTGGGCGACATGCACTATCGCGCCGCGATCGTGCTGGAGCGCTTCGCCGACCATCCGGCGCGCTTGATGGCACTGGTGGGCAGTTGGTTGGAAAACAACGATGCCAACCGGGACCGCCACGAACTGCCGGCACCGGAATTTCTCGTGGAGCCGGTGGATAGCGACCTTTTCGACGTGGAAATCACGTTGGAGTTTGTCGAGCCGCAGTATCTGGCCGAAGACCCTGCCGGGGAGATCGAAGCCTTCGGCAAGAGCTGGGCCTTTGTCCCGTTTGATCTGTGGATTGCAGAGCGCGGCGAGGTGGCCACCGATGGCGGGGCGTAGCACGTTCGAACTCGACATTCGCGGTCGCTTGGGCGTACGCGAACAGTTGGCGTTGCTGAGCCTGCCGCCGCAATTGCGCCGCCGCTTGCTGAACCAGGTCACCAAACGCGTGCGGACAATGAGCCGCAAGCGAGTACGTGAACAAAAGAACCTGGACGGCACGCCCTTCGCTCCACGCAAGGGCGACAGCAAAGGCAAAAAGAAGATGGAAGCCGGCCTGGCCAAGTTGATGGTGGTCACCCGAGTGTCCGCTGATGAAGCGGAATTGGGCTGGAAAAACGCCCTGACCCGATGGGTGGCCGCGCAGCAGCACAACGGCGTCAGTGAGCGCCGCACCGCCCAGCAGATGCGCCGATGGAACAAGACCCCACCGGGTTTGGCAGCAACCGAAAAGCAAGCCAAGCGCTTACGCCGGTTGGGATTCCGTGTGCGCCAAGCGGGAAAAAAGACGCTGACCCGGCCCTCGGTAGCGTGGATTCAGGAGCATGTGAACTACGCCAAGGCGGGGCTGCTGATCCGGATCCTGGACGACCAGCGCCGCGAAAGCACCGGAGCGCAGAGCTGGGAAATCACGCTACCGAAACGCCAATTCATCGGCGCCGAAACTGAACGCGACACCAACCTGCTGATTAACCAGGTGTTGCAACAAATTCTGAACTCACCCCGCTAACGAGGCACTGCATGGCACTCGGTCAAGTCACCGTCGACAATCTCAATCTAGGCCAGGGCGCCGTGACTGAGGTTGAGCGTTACTTTCTTTTCATCGGCCCGGCCGCCAAGAACGTCGGCCAGTTCCTCCCGCTGAACACCGATAGCGACTTGGACGCCGCGCTGGGCGTTCCAGCGAGCGACCTCAAAACCCAAATCGCTGCCGCGCGGCAGAACGGTGGTCAGCGCTGGGCCTGTATCGCGGCCCCGATCGGCGCCGAAGGTGACTGGGCTACCGCGCTGGAGAAGGCCCAGCAACAGGGCGTGTCCGTCGAAGCGGTGATCATCACCAAGCCTGTAGTGAAGGCTGACGAGCTGTCAGCGATGCATGATGCAGCCGTCGCCCTGAACAACACCTACGGCCGCCGAGTGTTCTTTCTGGCGAGCAGTGTCGGCATCGCCGTCGACCAGACCTGGGCGCAGTACCTCACTGAGCAAAAGGCCTTGGTGGCAAACCTCGCCGCGCCGCGCGTAGCTGTAGTGCCTCAGTTGCACGGCAACGATTTGGGCGTGCTGGCTGGCCGCTTGGCCAATGCGGCGGTGAGCATTGCTGATAGCCCGATGCGCGTAGCCACCGGTGCCGTGCTGGGAATTGGCGAGGTGCCTGTTGATAGCGAGCTGACCCCGCTGCCGTCCGCCGTGCGTAGCGAACTGGACCGCGCGCGGTTGTCGGTTACGCAAACCTACCCGGATTACCCAGGCGTGTACTGGGGTGACTGCAACATGCTGGACACTCCCGGTAGTGACTTTCAAGTCGTGGAATACCTGCGCATCACCGACAAGGCCGCTCGCCTGATTCGCCCGCTGCTGATCCGCCGCGTCGCCGATCGCCGATTGAACAACACGCCCAACAGCATGGCGGTGAATACCAACCAACTGATGGCGCCGCTGCGTGCCATGGCCAAGTCCATCAAGTTTGCCGGCGAAGTGTTCCCCGGCGACATCGAGCCGCCGAAGGACGGCGACCTGGTGCTGGAATGGCTCAGCAAAACCAAGGTAGCGGCCTACATCAAGCTCAAACCCCTCAACTGCCCGAAAGACCTGACGGCGAACATCGCCCTCGATCTTTCCACCGACAAAACGGAGTAACGCCCCATGGCAAAGATTGGCGGCAAGAACTTTGACGTGAGCCTGGGCGACATCGCGCTGCACGTTGAGAACTGCACCCTGGACATTACCGATAACTCGGCAGTGGCTCAGACCCGAGGTGTTCCAGACGGCTACGTGGACGGCGACGTGGCCGCTGCCGGCGAACTGGAGCTGGATACCACCAACTTTCAACTGCTGATCGATGCAGCGCGCTCGGCCGGTAGCTTTCGCGAGCTCAAGCCGTTCGACGCGGTGTTCTTCGCCAAAGCCGGTGGGGATGAGGAACTGCGCGTGGAAGCCTTCGGTTGCAAGGTGAAGGTGTCCAGTCTCCTGGCGATCGACCCGAAGGGCGGCGAAAAGACCAAGCACAAGGTGCCATTCGACGTCACCAGTCCGGACTTTATCCACATCAACGGCGTGCCGTACCTCGCTGCCGCTGAGATCGAAGGTATTCGCTGATGGTGGACTGGTTCGATCGCGCCCAGGAACTGGAGCAGCGCCAGCGTGACCAGGCCATCAAGGCCCAGCTGCTGAAGCCTGTTCCGCTCGGGCCAAGCCTGACCCACTGCCAGGACTGCGACAAAGAAATCCCGCCGGCGCGCCAGGCGCTGGGCGGAAAAACGCGGTGCGTCCCGTGCCAAACGGGGTTTGAGCAGAGTAATCGCCGATGACCACTGACGCCGTGCGCCTCGGAGCGCTGGAACAGAAGTTCGCTGTCTTTGAACACCGCTTGGGCGAGTTGGAAGACCGGCACGAAACCGTCCCGACTCGGGTCACCAAGTTGGAGCAGGGTTTCGAGCACATGGCGGGGCAGCTGTCTGAGCTGAACGCTGGCCAGCAGACCCTGACGGTCGCGGTGAACGACATCGGCGCGAAGGTTGGCCGCTTGCTGACCATCCTCACGGTGGTCGCTTCTGTGCTGCAAATGGTTGTGCCGGCACTGCTTCGAGTGTGGTTTCCATGAGCCTGCGCGGCCGAATTCAAGCTGGCGCGCTCGCGCTGGCCAGCGCTTCGCTGGTGATCTTCCTGGGCACCTGGGAAGGCCGTGGCCAGAACACCGTTTACGCCGATCAGTTAGCCGGCGGTCTGCCGACCGTCTGCAAGGGCATCACCCGGCACACCAGCCCGTTTCCGGTGGTGGTGGGTGACTACTGGTCACCAGGACGTTGCGCGGAGGTGGAGCAGCTGGTGATCCGCAAAACCCAACTGCGGCTGGCCGACTGCATCACCAACCCGGACTTGAGCCAGAACACTTTCGACGCGCTGACCAGCCATGGCCACAACGTCGGTGTGCCCAGCACTTGCGCCAGTCGGGCGGTGGCGTTGATCAACGCCGGCCGCATTGCTGACGGCTGCAGGGCGTTGGCCTGGGCACCGGACGGCAAGACACCGGTATGGGCGTATGTGACCGACGCCCAAGGTCGCAAGCGCTTCGTTCAGGGCCTGCACAACCGTCGTCTGGCGGAAATGAAGTTGTGCCTGCGATGAGTTTTTCCCCGTTGCGCCTAGCGCCGCTCGTCCTGTTGCTGACCTTGCTGGTGTGGCTGGCCTTCGATCGGGTAACCGATCAGCGCGACGACGCCAGGCGCGAGCGCGACAGCGCGCAGTGGGAAGTGGACGGCCTACGTGAAGCGGCCCGAATCAGCGGGCAGATGCTGTCCGAGCGGGACGCGATCGACCAGCGAAATACCCAGGAATTGAACGATGCACGCACCAAGAACGATCGCCTGCGCGGCGCTGTTGACGATGGCACTGGCCGGTTGCTCGTTCGCGCCGCCTGTCCCGCCGGTCGATCTGTGCCCGCCACCGCCGGCGCCGCCCGCGTGGTTGATGCAGAGCGCCCCGAACTCGCAGCAGACGCTCGACCGGATTATTTCACCCTCCGAGATCAGCTCGCCTTAAGCCGGCAAATGATCCTCGGACTGCAGCAATACGTCCGGGACGTGTGCCAGCGATCGCCGGCGCACTAGGACACCACTTTACCCAACCTCAACAAGAGAGCACCCCAATGAGCCAAAACACCGAAATCACCCTGGAAGTCGGCGAGCAGGAATTCACCTTCACCCTCACGCCGGCGGACGTCACCAAGTACTTCAATGCCCTGACCCAAACCAACAAGGTGGCCCCGGGCAACAACCTGCTGATGACCACCGTCAAGCAAGAAGAAAAGGCCACGCTCAAACCGTTGCTGGCCAACCCGGTGATGGTGATGCAGATCGCCGGCGCGCTGCTCGAGGAGTACGCACCGAACGTTGAGGTGATCGTAAAAAAGCGCACGAGCACGCTGAGCGCTTAAGCGAAAACGGCCTGGGCCAGTTAATGGCCCTGACGAACCGCTGGCTTCCTGGTACCGAACCCACGCCCGAAGCGATGGGAACCGCCAAGTGGCTGGAGGACGAATACTGGAAACGCATGGAGTTTGCCGTGGCTAACGGCATCGCCCTTGCGCTGAACGGGTAACGACATTGGCAGATCGTAGCGCCAGCCTGGCTTTCATTCTGAGCTTGCAAGACAAGGTCACCGCGCCTCTGGGCAAGGTGAAAATGGGCTTCTCCGAGCTTGCCGATCAGAGTGAAAAACACATCAAGACGATCGGCATGGGCATCGGCGGCGTGACGGCGGCCGTTGTCGGGATCCGTGAGTCCATGGAACCAGCGCTGGAGGTCAATCGCGCCTTGGGCGACGTCCGATCGCTCGGCGTCGC